CTTAGAAGAAAATAGTTAGATAATAGATTTAAGTGATAAAATCAAATTGAGATGACGTGCGGAGGGCCGCTATATCCGTCAAAGAGTTTAGTTCCGGCGGGAAGGGATGAGCTTCTTCTTGAGCTCGCCCATCACGAAGTTGGGGTTGCGGGCGCGCAGGCTGGACATGGTCTTGCCAGTGGCGTACCTCACAAGGTAGCCCCAAAGGTGCTCAGCCTCGCCGACAGAGAGGCCGTAGTGGTGAGCGTTCCACTGGCACATTGACGTGGCCTCCTCAGTGCTGGTGATCATGCTGAGCCAATCAGTGACGGCGAGTCTGTACTCGTCGATGTCCTTCTGAGTGGCGTAGATGCGGTTGGCCACCTTGTTGCACAGGCGGGGAAGATCCAGGGTGACAGTATCGCCAACAAGGAAGCCGACGAACGTGCCGGAGATGCCGCGCTCGATCTTTAGCTCAGGCAGCTTCCTGATCTCGCGTATGTTGAGGGCAACGAGGAGGCCGTCGTCGCCTTTGGCAGCAAAGACGAAGGGGCCGGTGAAATCGTAGCTGGAGCCGACCCTGGCCATGGCATCGAGGGTGTTGTGGAAGTATGTAATGCAGACGCCGCTCTGGAATGCAGTCAGATTGTCGAGGCGGTAATCGTAACCGCGGGCTTGCCAGTTCTTGAGAGCTGCGAAGATGGGCTTGTAGACGCTCTCCGGGACGCCAAAAAGCTCGTAGACGCGACGTATGTAATCATGGGTGGCGTCTGTCTTAGTGGTGTCCTGCTCGCTGATGTCCACGCACATTATCTCGCAGTCCTTAGGCATGGCGCGCATCATGCGGTCGAAATTCCGCTTGAAGCGGTCAGGCGACATACCATTCGGGAGAATAACGCCGCGCTTGAGAGCGCTGATGAGTTTCTGCTCGACGGCGCGGTTCCAGGCTGCGAATATGTGGTTGAGAGTCTTGGGTTGCGCTGAGATTCCTTGGCCGGCTTTAGGGTCGAAGCCGTTATGACTGGATGTGCCCTGCATCCAGAAGTTCTCTTTCAAGCCTGCTTTCTCCTGGCTCTTGTTGAAGCAGCTTATGTTGGAAGTAGAGAACTTTGTTTCACCGTAAAGGCCCTCTTCCTGGCGGCGTGGGTTCTTTTTCTTAACTATGTTGGCCGCCATTTCAGCTTCAGCGAGTAGCAGGTCGTCGGAATTAATGCGCTGAATTTTCTTCTTGTCAATGAACTTCATAAAGCCGTTGTAGAGCCGATCAGATTCCTGCTGGAATTGTTCTGGAGTCAGCTTGGGCTTGGGCTTGGTCT